GTGCAAGACTACTACAGATGTTTAAACTGTGGTGGGGACATAGAGCAGAAAGTAAATGGCAAGATAAGTTATTTACCTATAGACCTAACGGTTCAAGAAGTAGATAAAGATGGCCAAACGTAAATTTGTAAACTTTACACCAAGACCAAAGCCTAGAAAACGTCCTCGGCGTCACAAGAAAAGCCTCAATAAATCAGAGAAAAGGGATCATAAACCGTACAATCGACAGGGTAGAAAACAATAAAAAAATTATTTTTATTGTTGACAAATATCCCTAGATATCCTATATATTACGCATACTCAATTTATAAAGTTGCAACTTTGTAAAGCTTTGTGGCGGAACAACGTTTAAGCGGATGTAACGCACAAGACCCGAGGGTTACGGCCGAGTGGCTGAAGACACGGGAATTGGTTCTGAGTACCGACTTATCTAAACAAATTAGATGGGACGCTTCGGGAAAGGTTGTGGGTGACTACCAGGAAGGCCCACCGAGTGAGTTAGTAAAAGGAGAAAGTTATGGTAGATCAAACAAGATGGGGCATCGACATGGTGCAACAAGAAAACAAAGCAAAAGCTTATGAAGATCAAAAGCTTATGCGAAAAGAAGTTGAAGAGTTTATAAAAAATTGTAGTGTATATCAATTACAAAAAATGACAGAAAGAATGAAGGAGTTAAAAAAATGAAAACGGTTACACTAAACGTTGAAGGTATATCACAAGGACAGTGGTCTACATTTTTATTAGAGTTAAACTTAATGAAGAAAGCATGGAGGCCATACGGTGTTGATGTTAAGTTAAAAGCACATTCAATTAATAAAATAATTGAGAAAGGAACAACTGTAAATGACTACACAAGATCAACTAGACAAACTCGCAAACGAGTACAACAAAACAAAAGATCCTAAATACAGAGAAGTTTGGTATAAACTAATAAAAGAACTTGCTTATGGAGATGGATATTATAATTCTAAAGGACGGACTCTACCATTCGATCCTAATCGCAGAGAATCTAACGACTGATTGTTTTGATTTTTGTGACATGGTTCGAGAACGAGTAACTACTTATCTTGAAGATAGAAACCAACACATAATTAAAAGTGGTCCCTGGGGTGGTGGTCAGTGGTTTGGATGTATCTGTCGTTAAGTTGTGGCCCATTGGTCTTGGATGCGATGCACGGCATGTGTTAGGAATAATCCCGGGTGAGACCTACCGGGAGCCACATTAAGTTGTAGTCTGTTCTTTGCAATCGAAAGCAGTAAACATTTCATATTCATTGATGGTCATTGGATTCAATGACTTTAACATTGTACTAGAATAATCATACCCGTAGATAATACATTTATAGTACTCATCAAATTCAGACATAGGCACCGGTATAGGTTTACATTCATTACCAGGTATTCCGCTGCATATTATCATTATTAATATATATTTTGTCATTGACTTTTAATATTATTCTCCTATATTATCATCATTAATAAACGAAAGGAAATCAGATGACTGATATAACCAAATACAGAAACGTTTCACTCACAAAGGAAACATACTCTACTTTGGAGAAGTTGTCGAAGGTATTATTGCCTGACGCAAAGTTATCCATATCAAAGACAGTAGAATCTATAGCAAACGAAAAAGCTAAAAAACTTAATGGTAAATTAAAGGAGAAATAATGTTTACATTAACTGAAGAACAAAGAAAACAATTATTACAATACATGTGGCAAAGACCATACGGTGAAGTTGCACAACACATAGCAATGTTAGCATCATTAAAACCTGCAGAAAATAAAAAAGATGACGGACCAAAAAAAGATCTGTCCTAATTGTTTTGGTAATGGGTTCGTTAGAGTTAAAGAATCCATTAACCGAATCGATGACGTTATACAATGCGTAGTCTGTAATTCACAAGGCGAAGTACGTGACAAAGAGTATGACGAGTATTTTGAAAGATATAAAATACTAAAACCATCCGATGCGTAAAAGCAGACACTGGCTAGATATTGACCAAGACTCTGTTGATGTAGAGATAAGAGACGAGGATCGAGCGTCAAGGGACAACCAAGAGTTTGCACACACAGATGGTAAGAAAGTGATACAGAAAGATAACAAACGAGTGCCGCGATTCAAAACAAAACTAGAAGAGTTGATATGGATTGCACAACAGAAAGGCAAGAAATGAACGAAGTAGACGCAGCATATATCGCAGGACTCTTTGATGGTGAGGGGTCCATACATTTTAAACGTGGTATCGAGAAGAAAAAGAAACACAAAGGAGATGGATACCGAACTTCTAATTCTATGCGTATTAGTATGGAGATAACCATGACAGATTATTCTGTATTAGTTTGGGTCCATGAAGTCTTGGGTGTAGGTACACTCAGGCCTAAGAGAGTAAAAGGTAAACGTAAAGATGGTACGCCGTATCTAAAACAATATAAGTGGCGATGTACGTTTAGAGATTGCTACCAAGTATGTCTTATCTTGTGGCCATTTGCTCATGTAAAATTAGATAAGATACAACAGGTTATTGAACATTATTCTAAAGAAAAAATTATGAATGGTAATGTTGTAAGTTTAGATGAATACAAACAAGCGATGAGTTTAGAATGAGTTGTCTTAGTTTAATGTTAGCTTTGTCTATGCATGTAGGGTTAGAGGGTAATTATAACTCGATACATCCACACGCACGGTGCCAAAAAGATGCTGTGATATCAGGTATTTATTATAATAGTGAAGATAATATATCTGCTTATGTTGGACTAGAACATAATGGATTTGAATTAGGACTGGTTACAGGTTATGGATACGCGAATGTTGTACCGATGTTACGATATAAAAAAGATAAATTATTTATTGCACCTGCAATTGAAAAAGGTGGGAAGAAAGGATTGGTAATAGGAATTGAGTTTTAAGTGGAATAAATTATACGAATACCCAGCGTCGATGCGAACGTCGATAGAGGGTAAAAGACATTACGAGATAACTGGTAAGAAGTTACCTAGTGTAACAACTATTCTGTCAGCGACTAAATCTCAGGAGGCGATAGACTCGATTAATAGATGGAAGGCGCGGGTAGGCGAGGACCAGGCAACAAGAGTCAAGGATCAAGCGGCAAGCAGGGGTACCAACATGCACTATCACCTGGAGAAGTATATCCTGGGAGAAGGACACAAGGATCTAACCGACGAGGGTCAGGTGGCAGGCGACATGGCTCAAGTGATAATTGACAAAGGCTTAGTTGATTTGTCAGAGATATGGGGCAGTGAAGTTACCCTATATTACCCGGGACTGTATGCAGGTGCCACGGATCTAGTGGGTGTCTACGACTACGAAGATTCGATTATTGACTTTAAGCAATCGAACAAGCCTAAACGTAAGGAGTGGATAGAAGATTATTTCATGCAGCTAGGGGCGTATGCTATGGCCCATAACCAGGTCTACAATACTGAGATCACTCAGGGTGTGGTCTTGATGTGTACACCAGACTATTATTTCCAAAAATTTCAAATAAAAGGCAAAGAGTTTATCAAATATCAACATAAATTCCTAGAGCGAGTTGATAAATACTATTCTAATTTAGAATGATTCTAAACTATATAAATAAGGCAGCATTGCCACAATTAAAAAGTGAGGTTTTATGCGGTTCATCACCACCTATAGGTTTTTTGAAATTATTAAATTTGACAAAACCCTTTAGAAAAAGAGAGGTGATCTGGCACTTTGGTGATCAGCAAGGAATACCAACGTTTTTTGAAGACAGGGGCCGCGCGAGTACTTTGGATTCCATTTTTGCATTTAAAATTCTGGAAAACCTATAGGCCTGATGTTATAGAGAGCTATGCCCAAGAAGAGAAAACTAAATACAATTGATAAAATCAATAATGATATTCCATATCACAAATACAGAGTAGAGTGGGTTGATTGTGTATCTGATTCTGCCTGGGCTAATGATAAGGAGTTTGATAAAATGAAATTAGCTAACCCTGTAAATGAAGGTTGGCTATATGAAAAAACAAAAAACCATATCAAAATATTTGCTTCGTATGATAAGGATGAAGACGGAATTACTTTTGGAGATCGGACGATGATTCCTCGTCAATGGGTAAAGAAGATGACGAAACTTTCTTAACTCTAGGAATAATTTTTTCATCTATATTCTCTTGAGTCTCGCTGTCTATCAAAGGTGAATACTCTTTCATGATAGTTGCAAACTCTTTACGCATATCTTCTATGCTGGCTTTCTTGATGTCACCAGTTAATATCATTTTTTGTTCTACGTACAGAGCTCCAGCTTTACCACGTGCCACTTCTGCATTTGTAGCTGCAGACCAGGCCTTAGACTTTCTTGCTTCATCTCGTAGTCTACCAAGCTCAGTAAGATGGCTTTCTATATCGATCTTATACTTCTGTTGGTTCTCTTCTCTAAGCTCACCTATATACTTTACAACTAATGGAAACTTCTGAGGGTTTTGTAATTCTGATGCTGTGATTCTAGCTCTGTCTTTTTCATAGCCAGCTTCGATAGCACACTCATACGCATGCATACGTCCTTCATTAGTCACCAACAAGTTGGCAAACTTTAGCTGCATTTCGGTCAATCTTTTAGGCACTCCCATAGCTTGACTTTTAACGTAACATAACGTAATAGTCAACCACATGATAAATGCGAAAGAACTAGCTAAACAGCTGGACAATTTTTTAAAGTCACCCACATGTCAAAATGCTAGGGTACAGGTTAGACTACCAAGGGGAGAGTTTCATTCTCCGGATGGTCACTTTGATATTCATTCAATTACTCTATTTGAAAATAATATAATTGGTGCAAGAGAATCACATAGATTGGTGATTGATATTGCTTCTGAGAGTTGGAGAATGGGTTCAGTTAAGAAAAAAGCGTAAACAATTGTTACGTCGAAAAATCGATGGGACCAGAGGCAAAATTTTATCAATATTGGAAAAAAAATACACCAAACATTTCGTACACAAGGCTTGAAAATACTAGCAGTTTAGGTACGCCAGATGTGTTGGCATACAACAAAAAAGGTACATTTTTTACCATTGAATTCAAAGTAACAAAACGTAACAAATTAAGCATTTCACCACACCAAATTGCGTTTCACGTGAAACATCCGAGGCATAGTTTTATCCTCGTAAAGTCCCTCGCTTCCGGCTGCTTGAAACTTTATACAGGGGACCAGATTCAGGAGCTTGTTGTTTCAGGCTTGTTGCTTGATGCTTCTGCGACAGGGCTTGATGCTTGTCGCTTGTTGCTTGAAGATTTAGCTTGATGGTTCGCGCTTGAAGCTTGTTGCTTCTCCCATTCTTTTCTTTTTTTCTCAAGCTCCTTGTAATATTTCGGATGTTTCCAGATCATTTTTAATCTTGTTCTTCAGTATATTCAGTCTCAGTGTCAATGCCATAGCGCTCATCATCCGGGGTCTTGCCCATAATTTTTTTATAAGCTTCTTCTTCGCTTGAAGCCTCAACACCAAACCAAACATCTGTTTTAACATACGTTTGTTCAATTGTGTATTTTTTCTTTTTAGTGTTTTCCATAACTTATATTTCCTACCTCTCTATTCCAGCAAGCCCGGCAATCTTGGCAGCTGTTGCCCTGCTTCGGTGCTGGGCAGCTCGCGCCGCCCTTACTAGTCACCGTCGAAGTCCAAGGCCAAAATTTAACTGGGCCCTGGTCTATCATATGCGAGGACATACGAATGATTAAATTTTTTGGTACAACCTCAGGTTGAATTTGGTTGAGAATTTTTGCTTCTCGTGTTGGCATCCAGTGACGCGTGCCAGGTGTCAACCTGCATACTTCAAAAATTTTATTTAAATGATCAAGATCTTGAATATCTCCGGCATCGTGCCATCTAAAAAATTTCTGTCTTTTAATTTGTGTAACCATTGCAGCAACCCAGCCCGGACGCTTCAGTGCTTCTAGTCGCTGGTACTGTGCAGCCTTAATTGCTTTGTATCTTGTATAGTTACCCTTCAGAGCGTAACAGCTGGCGCAGACGCTGCCTTTAATTTTTCTTAACTTGCTCCCGGTTTTGCATTCCCAGGCTGGCAAGCTGTAACTCAGGCCCGGCATCTTAGACGTTCGAGTCAGTGACCCGGTAATTTGTTTTGCTTCTTTTACTTTCATGATTCCTCGCTTTCTTCATCCAATATAATGATGGATAATTAAAAGTCAATATATTTATTTACAAGCTGCGACAATATTGTCATTTGACTTAAGGGATTTTATAGGATATACTAGGGGCGGGCGGCCGGGGTCATATGCTTGAAGATTCGCGGGCCCACCCTCCCGGGCCGCTTGTTGCTTGTTGCTTGTTGATTATTTTTTTTTAAGAAAAATGACGGGACTACGACCAGCCAACGCCAGAGTCTCTGTGTTCTAGCGGCGGCGCGTTGACTGATCCCAGGTCACACTAAAACCAAAAAAGTTACGAGAGGCAAACAACCCAGTCTCTTCTCCGTTTTGGACATCATTTAAGATTAGTCAAATCTCTAATGTGACCAGGGATCAGTTGTCTTATGGCAAGCATCTCGCTTTACAGCTCAAACGATGGCTGGCTCAGCCAACGCCATTTCCAACACAACTGATCCCAGGTCTATCGTTTAATGTCTGAACTCAGCTAGCACCGTCCAACGCAAACGTTTTGCAAAACGTACAATAGACCAGGGATCAGCACCCAGGAAAGACGGCAACAAGTTGCGGTGTGATCCTGGGTCTGTCCTGAGGGTTTCCCAATTTTAAGTGCAGTACAACCCACAATCGAGCACTACTAGTTTGAGTTTATAACGCCGTAAGCTAGTAAAAGGGCGTAGGTAAGATTTAATTCAATCTTAAATCCAACATAATGGATTATCCTATAATAGTAAATGGTCAAAAGTGTCGCACCTAAAATAAATAAATTATTATCCATTATTATACTTGACACCATATTTCAGTATGTTATAAGAGGGTATAAACAACAGAAAGAGGATAATATGACAAATGACAAAAAATACTTTGTAATTGAAGAGAGGGTTTATTCATACCCTAATCAACATTCAAAGTATTACATAATGAAAGACAAAGCGTACTCATTATCGGAGGCAACTAAAATGTTGATTGCTTACGAGCAACTAAATGACAGCGATACGACAAAGTATCATTTACAATTAGTTGATTTGTTAATGAGTGATAATACTCACGAACCTTTAGTATTAACTGATGAGGTGCAACAATGAGTAAGACAATGACCAAGTATCAGTTAGATCACTTTAGAGATAAAGTGAAAAGACAGTTTAACCCAATGATTGAAGAGCAAGAGTTATTGGTTAAACAATTTAAAACAGAAGCGACAGACAAAGCGGTTGATAAGCTATCTAAAAAAATTGGTGCAGATAAGATTATCAATAAATTTAGACAAGCAGAAAAAATGTTAGAAGACGCGAGAGCAACAGCGCTGACATTTTTTGAGAAGAAAAAACCAAAAGACCAAGAGTTAAACTATAACTTTAAGAGAGATAGTTATAGATATAATGATGATAAATTGTCCCTTGCAGATTGTGAAGATCAATTGAGAGAGTGGGCGTCTACACTTGCAGAAAGAGAGATTGAAAGACGACCTGAAGGGCAAAAACTAAAACAACTTAAAGACCTTAAAACAAAAGCACTTGACGTTGTTATGGAAAGTGGAACGCCTGATACATTGGCAATTGCTCTCGACAATGTATCTAAAAAGATTGGATTACGTTGGAACCAAGACCTCCAAGCACTTCCAAACTTTAAACAATAACACTTGACAGGGTATCCTATTTGATATAGGATACCCTATAGAAAGCGAGGAAAGAATGAAAACATTTAAAATAATATATTATTCTAACAAGGATAAAAAACATATTATAAGAAAAGGTACACATGATGAGAAGTCAAGATTTGGTACTTCCAAAAAAGGCGTTCCTTACTATGTATATTATGACTTGGATCAGTTAGGATATAGAACGGCAACTACAACATGGAAGGTGTATCAATGATCTGGATACCAGTAGCAATTGCAACCTTTGGTTTTGTTGGATTGTTAGGAATAATAATCTGGCACATTATGGAAGATTTGTAAAATAACACTTGACAAGGATTATCCTATAATATAGGATAGTCCTATCAACAGAAAGAGGATAATATGAACGAAGTATATACAGACAATAAAAACAGAAAGTTTATTGAATATAAAAATAAAGTATATCGAATACCAGCGCCATTCGATCAATGTTTCTTTGGTAGTGAACCAACTAAAGAGATGACTATTCATAATCGATTTAGTGATGAGAACTATACACAATCTGCAAAGCTACCAGCGTTTGCGGTTGCTATCTATGACACAATCATAGGCGCAGAGCAGACTGAAGATTATACAACTATGCAGAAAGGATTAACTTGGTTTCAAAAGAATTTTACTGATGAATATTATACATTGTTAGATTAATAATAAAACACGGGTATGCACTTCGTGCATACCCTATCCAGCATTATCCTATGCAATAACTGCATACCACCACAGGTTGTGCGCGTCCGCTTGGCGGCTCGCGGGCCCACCCTCCCCAGATAGAGGTACCACAACGATTTGCAAATTTGGAAGTTTATTTATAAGCGATCCCCGGTAAACGATAGGGATCCTATATGGCTACCCTATATAGTCAGTTTTGTATAGTCAAATCCCTCAAAATCATTATAAAGGCAAATTAAACATATAAAAAAATTTTACAAAAATTTTTTCAAATGCAAAAACAATTTAAACTAGAAGACCTAGATCAGCTGCCTCCTAAGATTAGGGATAGAGCCAAACAACTACTAAGTGGAATATCTGAAGAAGAGAAAAAAGAAAAAGCAAAAAATAATTTTTTAGATTTTACCAAACACATATGGCCTGACTTTATTGAAGGTGAGCATCATAAAATTATTGCAGATAAATTTAATAAACTAGCAACAGGAGAAATAAAAAGATTGATAGTGAATATGCCACCAAGACATACGAAGTCTGAGTTTGCATCTACATTATTACCTGCTTGGATGATTGGCAGGGAACCTAAATTAAAAATCATTCAAACAACTCACACAGGAGAACTTGCAGTACGTTTTGGTCGTAAGGCTAAGACACTAATTGATTCACCTGAGTATCAAGAAATTTTTCAAACAAGACTAAGAGAAGATAGCCAAGCCGCTGGTCGCTGGGAAACAGCACAGGGAGGAGAGTATTTTGCAGCGGGTGTAGGAGGAGCTATCACAGGACGGGGTGCAGATTTGTTAATCATTGACGATCCGCATTCTGAACAAGACGCGATGAACATGACAGCTTTAGAGCGAGCTTATGAATGGTATACTTCTGGTCCTCGTCAAAGATTACAACCAGGCGGAGCCATCGTTTGTGTAATGACAAGATGGAACACAAAAGATCTGACTGGAATTTTATTAAAGAATCAATCTGAACCTAAATCAGATCAATGGGACATAGTAGAGTTTCCGGCAATTATGCCGAGTGGTAAACCTGTATGGCCGGAATACTGGAAGCTAGATGAACTGGAATCAGTTAAAGCATCCTTATCACTCGGCAAGTGGAACGCACAATGGATGCAAAATCCAACTTCAGAAGAAGGTGCAATATTAAAACGTGAATGGTGGAAGGACTGGGATAAAGATTATATTCCAAGATTAGAACATGTCATTCAAAGTTATGATACTGCATTCATGAAAAAAGAAACTGCAGACTACAGTGCGATTACTACTTGGGGTATCTTTCGTGAGAATGAAGATAGCCCTGCACAACTTTTATTATTAGATGCTGTTAAAGATAGATTTGAGTTTCCTGAATTACGTCGTGTTGCAAAAGAGCAATATGATTACTGGCAGCCTGAGACTGTACTCGTTGAAGCAAAAGCATCTGGACTACCATTAACATACGAGTTAAGAAATATGGGTATCCCTGTAATTAACTATACTCCCTCTCGTGGAAACGATAAACATACTAGAGTTAATTCTGTTGCACCTCTCTTTGAATCTGGTAATATATGGGCTCCTTTGAGTAAACAGTTTGCACAGGAAGTTATAGAAGAATGTGCAGCGTTTCCTTATGGAGATCATGATGACTTGGTGGATAGCACCACCCAGGCCGTAATGCGTTTTAGACAGGGTGGTTTATTAATGCACCCTGAAGACTACGAGGATGAAGTTAGTCCTCCAAGAAAATATAAATATTATTGGTAACAATTTATGGCAGGCATAAAAGATTTAATTACACAAATTCCACCAGAGTACAGACTCTATCTACAAACAATGTTTCCAGGACAAAAAACTGGAACTATTGATGAAGGTTATTTTTCTCAAGATTTTAAAGACCAACTTAAAGATCAAGTTTTAAGTAAAATGGAGATGGGTATGAGTTTTGATAGCCCTCCTGTTTATGATGAGTCGATGCGTTTTATGTTTCCTAGTGGAACTGTTAGAAAAGGGACTATACTTCCAGGAGATTATAGAACAGCTGCAAACCCAGCAGGAACTACAGATCCTAAATATTATGAAGGTGAAAGAGGATCTTCACCTACTGGATATAGCTCACCTTTTAATACATTAGGAACATATCAATATGAGTATAAAATGCCAACAGCTCCTGCTTTTGATAATGCAGCAATTGTGGTTACTGATAAATACGATTGGAATCCTATGTATGGGACAGTTCCAAAACAAAACTTTACAGGATATATAGGTGAAGGTTTTGGTGATGTTGAAGGGTCAGATGTTGATGCAAAAATGTTATTTGAATTTGTAAAAAATCAAATTAAAAATAAAGAATTAGATACAGCTTCGGCTTTAGAATTAATAGGAAATTATTTAGGACCAAGAGAATCTGAAGGAGAGGGTAAAGATATTAGAATAGAAATTCCTGTCGACACTCCTACTGCGACGACCGATGATAGAAAAAAAGCTGCTGAAACTAGACGAAAAGATTTACAACAAATGAGAGGCCCGATAGGTAGAGATGATCCTGCGCCAACAAGATCTCAAAATGTTGCAAGGACTGCAAGCAGAGTTGGACCTGGCGGAAGAGTAAGAGCGTATGGTTTAAAAGAAGGTGGCCGTGTTAATTATGCATTAGGTTCACCAGAACCTTTAAATGTTAGCAACGAAGAAAAAAGAATAGCATTTGATTTATATCAAGCACTAAAAGATATTGAAGAACAATACACAGGTGAAACAATTGCAGGTGATCCCAGTCCCCAGAACCTTGATCCAAGCGACAGGCGACAAGAAACTTTGATGGCTGATGCAACAACAGAATTAGATCAAGCACCGGATAGTTTTTTAAGACCAAGACGTTATGATATTATAGAAGGTAAAGAACTACCTGCAGAAACTTTAGAAGATTTCGATGTTATGTTTAGAAAGCCTAACGCAGCAGGCGGCAGGGTTGGTTTTTATAAAGGAGAGTTAGTCACTGACGGTCCTCAAAAAGGTATGTATAAAGTTAAGTTCCCTGGTAAAAGTAATGCCCCAGGTTATCCAGATAATTTTGTTGGGACACAGTTTGGAACTGAAGATGAAATAGATAAATTAATTTCAGATAGAAAAGAATTTACAGCAGAGAGTGTAAAAACAAAAGTAAACCCTGCAAAACAACAAGGTGAAGAAACCCTAAAAGCTTTGATTGATGATACGTTTGCAAAAGGAGATTTTGAAAATTTTAAAATAAAATTACAACCTAGCACTGTTGCAGCAGCAGAAAGAAAAGGTAAAACAAGAATTGATCTTGGTGGAAAAGTCCCTCAACAATATTTAGGTAAATTTAATAAGGCTATGGAAGCAGGACCAGGTTCTGATTTGTTTAAAGAGTTGATAAAAGTAACAGGTAGAACCGAACAAGAATTGTTAGAATTAGATTCCAAAAGACCTGGAGGTAAAGTAGATCCAAAAATAAGATCTGAAAGAGCATTAGAGTTTGGAGGCAATGAAAGAAGACTTACTGACGAAGAGTTAGTAGAACGAGGTAGGTTGTATGCAAGAAAAAGAGCTGAGAAAGAAGCAGTTGGAAAAAAATATGCTAGCTCAGAAGATATGTTAAGATTTAATACAGTTAATGATCAGAAAAAAACTTTAAACAAATTTTTTAAAAACAATCCAGATGCAATTAATAATACAAAGTTTGGTGAAAAAATAAAAGCATTAATGGAAACTAGACTTGATAAAGATGGAAATATAATACGAAGAAAAACAGATTCAAAAGGAAATCCTTTAAACGATGAGTATTATAGAAATTTAGCAGAAAAAGGATCAATATTTGATATCTTTGATATCAATAAAATATCAAAAGGACAGCGTAGCACTAAGTTTGCAACTAATTTAAATATTACTCCTGGTCAGTTTAATAGTGCTTTTATAGAAGGACAGGTAAATAAACTTTTTAAAAAAGGTGGGAAGTTTCATGGAGACACTGAAAAATTAAATAAGATAAGTAGTTATTTAAAAGACATAGGTGTTCGTGTAGACATTGAAAATGTTGGAAGAATAGGAGCTGACATGGGTGTAGCTTATGATTCTAAGACAGGTAAGTTTCCTCACATTTATAGAACTTTAAAAAACATGGACATACCAGATACGTTATTACTTAAAATAAATCCAAAACCAAATATTCCAGGTGTTGATGTAGCTGCTGATCTACCTGAACCAAAAAAAACTACAGAGAGAAATATGTTTAGTAGATTTAATGAAAAGTATAGATCTTCTAAACCTATAATACAAAAATTTTCTTCTAATATTCCAGGATCAGCTGCAGTATTAGCACCATATGATGTAGCTATGATGCTTTCTGCTGGAGCTCCAGTAGCAGATGCGTTAGCTAGTGGTGCTTCTTATTTAGCTAAAGATCCATATTTTGGTAGAGCAGTTAATATACCTTTAGCTTTAAGAGAAATGACAAGTTATGGAGATGAAAAAGAAATGTTGCAAAAAGCAACTGAAAGAAGAGAAGGAATTGAATCTATGTTAGAAAATATTCCAACGAGGTTTAAAGAAATTATGGCACAAAACAAAGGTGTCAAAGATGAAACAGAGAAGTTTGTACCGTAATGATAGGTAAAAAATCAGGTCCACCACCAAGAAGAGGACCGACACCACAAGGGTTGAATATTAAATACAATACTGTTAAGACAGTAAAACAGGAGAAAATAAATGGCAGAAATAGACAAGTCTCTACCCAACGTAGAGCAAACTATCAAAGTACCTAGTCCAGAGGAAGTTGAAGTAGAGATAGCAGAAGAGCAGGCAGAGAAGCAACCTGTCAATCCCGTTGACGTTCAAGAAAATCCAGACGGATCAGTGGACGTAAACTTTCAACCAGGTCTAGTAAACCCGGGTGAAGACGAAAGCCATTTTGCAAACTTAGCAGATTTATTAGATGACTCTATCCTAAGTCCATTAGGCCATGAGTTATTTGAAAACTATAGCGATTACAAAAGTTCAAGAAAAGATTGGGAGTCAGCATACAGAGAAGGTTTAGACCTTTTAGGATTTAAATACGAGCAAACTTCAGAACCATTCAAAGGTGCATCAGGTGCAACTCACCCAGTGTTAGCTGAAGCAGTCACTCAGTTTCAAGCACAAGCTTATAAAGAATTATTACCAGCAGGTGGTCCTGTTAGAACTCAAATGGTTGGGTTACCAACACCTGACAAAGAACAACAAGCACTACGTGTTAAAGATTATTTAAACTATTTAATAATGTCTGAGATGAAAGAGTATGAAGCTGAATTCGATCAGATGTTATTTTATTTGCCACTATCAGGTTCAGCTTTTAAAAAAGTTTACTATGATGATATACATCAAAGAACAGTTTCAAAGTTTGTCCCTGCCGATGATTTAATTGTTCCGTATACTGCTACCTCATTAGAAGATGCGGAATCAATTATTCATGTGGTTAAAATGTCAGAGAACGATTTACGTAAACAACAAGTTGCAGGTTTTTACAGAGACATCGAACTAACTCCAGGTCAAGATCAAGAGAGTGAAACAGATCGAAAAGAACGTGAGTTAGAAGGTCGAACAAAAAGTAAAGATCAAAAAATATTTACATTGTTAGAGTGTCATGTTGATTTAGACTTGATGGGTTTTGAGGACATGAGTCCTGAATCTGAGCCCACAGGAATTAAATTACCATACATTGTAACAATAGAAGAATCATCAAAAGAAGTTTTATCGATTAGAAGAAACTACGAAGTTGGTGATAAAATGAAAAAGAAAATACAATATTTTGTTCACTTTAAATTTTTACCAGGTCTTGGTTTTTATGGTTTTGGTTTGATTCACATGATCGGTGGATTATCTAGAACTGCAACAATGGCACTAAGATCATTGTTAGATGCAGGAACTTTATCAAACATGCCAGCAGGATTTAAGATGCGTGGTATTAGAGTTAAAGATGAAGCACAACCCATTCAACCTGGAGAGTTCAAAGATGTAGATGCACCTGGTGGAAGTATCAGAGATGCATTTATGCCTTTACCATTTAAAGAACCATCAGCCACATTATTTAATTTATTAGGAAGTGTGGTGCAAGCAGGTCAAAGATTTGCAGCAATTGCAGATTTACAAATAGGAGATGGTAATCAACAAGCAGCGGTGGGTACAACTGTTGCTATGTTAGAGAGAGGATCTCGTGTGATGTCTGCAGTTCACAAAAGATTGTATGCTTCAATGAAACAAGAATTTACTTTAATGGCTAGAGTATGTAAATTATATCTACCACCTGTATATCCTTACGATGTTATCGGTGGACAAAGACAAATTAAACAAACTGACTTTGATGATAGAATAGATATTCTACCTGTTGCAGATCCAAACATATTTTCTCAAGCACAAAGAATATCTTTAGCACAAACTCAAATGCAATTAGCAGCAGCTAACCCACAATTACATAATCAATACGAAGTATTTAGAAATATGTATGAAGCTTTGGGTGTAAAAGATGTAGATTTACTTTTAAAAAAACCTCAACCACCCACACCAAAAGATCCTGCACTGGAACACATCGATGCATTAGCCGGAAAACCTTTCCAAGCGTTTCCAGGACAGGATCATAGAGCACATATGACAGCTCATTTAAATTTTATGGGTACAACAATGGTAAAAAATGCACCAATGATAGGTGCAGCACTTCATAAAAATTGTTTAGAACACATTTCTTTGATGGCACAAGAGCAAATTGAGTTAGAATTTAGAGAAGAACTAGGAAAATTACAACAAATGTTGCAAATGATGCAAAATCCACAGGCGATGATGCAAAATCCTAACCTTCAAAACGATATTCAGATGCTACAACAGAAGATTGAGTCAAGAAAAGCAATTTTAATTGCAGAAATGACTGAAGATTTTATGAATGAAGAGAAAAAAATCAACGGTGACTTTGGAAATGACCCAATTGCTGCATTAAGAGCAAGAGAATTAGATTTACAAGCACAAGAAAACGCTAGAAAAGAGCGTGAGGGTCAACAAAGATTGGATCTTGATAAAATGAGAGCAATGATGAACGATCAAAACCAAGATGAGAAGCTAGAACAGAATGAACAGCTTGCAAATCTTCGTGCAGAGACTTCTATAGAAAAAACTTTGCTTCAAAGCGCTTTAAAAGACGACAAAACTCCAGATTCAATATCTATTATAAGAAAGGGAAATTAATATGTGGTTTTCAGCACTTAAATTAGGATTAAACGCGGCAACGCACATCTATAAAAAGAAACAAGAGACTAAAATGAAAATGGCTGATGCACAATTGATGCACGCAGATAAGATGGCCCGTGGGGAGAGCGAGTACCAGGGCAAATTATTGGAAGCAAGACAGTCGGACTGGAAAGACGAGTTCGTGTTGGTCGTGTTAACGCTCCCGATATTAGTGATTGCGTACGGGGTCTTCTCGGATGATCCGGGTGCGGCTGCAAAGATAAAAGAATTCTTTGAGCAGTTCCAGCAGCTCCCGTCATGGTTCACAAATTTGTGGATCCTTGTGGTCGCGAGCATATATGGTATAAAGGGAACACAAATATTTAAAAACGGAGGGAAAAAATAATGCCTGGAAAAAATTTAAAACCAATACCAGCAGATAATAAAGGTTTACCAAAACTACCTAAAGAAGTTAGAAACAACATGGGCTTCTTGAAAGAAGGTGGTATGGCAAAAGATAAAAGATCACCTTTCATGGGTGGTGGTATCGCTTACAAAGGCGGTGGACGAGCTATGAAAAGAAAAGGTGGTAAAGTTTAATGGCTAAACTTTGTCCAAGAGGTAAAGCAGCAGCGAAGCGTAAATTTAAAGTTTACCCGTCTGCATACGCGAACATGTACGCATCAGCTGTATGTTCAGGTAAAGTTACACCTGGTGGCAAAAAGAAAAATCGTAAGAAAGCTGCCGGTGGTGGCATGATGAGCGATAGAAAATTTTATGGTTCTGGTAGTGTTGCAAGAGGTTGTGGTGCTATCATGTCTGATAAAAAGAAATTGACAAGGATGGTCTAATGGCCAAAAAAGGTCTACGAGCATGGGTGAAGGAAAACTGGGTCGATATTGCAAACAAGCGGCCAGATGGTTCATACCCGAAATGTGGACGAAGTGGTGGCGAAAAAAGAAAAAAATATCCAAAATGCGTGCCCATTGCAAAAGCAAGAGCGATGACCAAAGGGCAGCGTGCGGGTGCCGTAAGAAGAAAACAAGCAAAAGCGAATACAGGCCCTACACCATCTAGAGCAGCAACATTTGCAAAAAGAAAAAAATCTGCCATGGGTGGATATATGGGATCAGCAATCAACACAGATTATGGTGGAGTCAGATTAAGTAATCCATCTTATGAAAAATATTATAAAGGCATGATCTAATGAGACAGTTTTATTCAAAAGGTACAATGCCTGCAAGAAATAAAAAAAATTTTAGACCCACTAAAAAAGGGGCTGGAATGACAGAAGCTGGAGTTAAAGCTTACAGAAGACTTAACCCTGGTTCTAAATTAAAAACAGCCGTGACTGGTAAAGTGAAGCCAGGATCAAAAGCTGCTAAACGTAGAAAATCATACTGCGCAAGATCGCTTGGACAATTAAAAAGAGCGTCAGCTAAAACAAGAAATGATCCTAATTCAAGAATACGACAGGCACGGAGAAGATGGAAATGTTAAATGAAAGATCCAAAAGTAGGAACAGGTAAAAAACCAAAAGGTTCTGGTAGAAGACTCTACACAGATGAAAATCCTAGAGACACAGTTAAAATAAAATTTGC